CCCCCCCCCGCCATTACAACGCCAGCAACTCCTATGGCGTGTCCTTCGGCTTCTGCATTTGATCGGGTATCTCGTAAATCCCGCCCCGTCAGGGGCGGTGAAAGGAGTGAAAACATGAATGTCAATCGCAAGGTTGGCACTGGCTTTGAAAGAGACTTATGCCTGAGCCTGTCGGGTTGTGGCTTTTGGGCGCACAATCTCGCTCAGAACAGTCAAGGTCAGCCATTCGATGTAATTGCGGCTCGAAACGGTGTTAGCTATCCCATTGACTGTAAGGATTGTTCCAAGAACATTTTCAAGATGGAGCGTATCGAAGAAAACCAGTTTTCCGCTATGACGCTCTGGAAGGAAACCGGGAATGGAGAGGGCTGGTTTGCAATCAGGTTGATAACTGGTGAAGTTCGGTTCATCTCCTTCTCTACGCTTTTGGAATTGTCCGTTTTGCGAACTGTGCTGTCTGCCAACGATATTAGGCGATACGGTATCACACTCGGAGAGTGGGTGTCCCAATGCAAGTAGCTGTTGGCAACCAGCTCCGAATTGAGAACCCGTCTGAGCAGTTGCTTACATGGTGCAAGAAGCAGCTTATCCTTCCCAATCCTGAGTACGCCAAGAAAGTCCGTATGCACTTTTGGGTCGGCAACACCCCTGAGAAGTTGTACCTGTTCCAATGGGACGGTGACACACTGGTTCTTCCCTACGGGTGCTTGAATGATGTGCTGGCGATGGACGATTGCCACATGAAGGTCAATCTTCCTACACCTACCGAGGTGGACTTCGGTTGCACCATTCCGCTCTATGACTACCAAGTGGAAGCCAAGGAAGCACTGATAACTGCCTACTATGGTATTCTTCAAGCCCCTGCGGGGTGCGGTAAGACACAGATCGGAATTGCTGTTGCGGCAGATACAGGTCGAAGGACACTCTGGCTGACCCATACACGGGATTTGCTCGTACAGAGCAAAAGCCGAGCGGAGCAGTACATGAGTCCTTCTCTGACTGGCACGATCACCGAAGGTAGGGTTCAAATCGGTAAAGCAATCACCTTCGCAACGGTACAGACCATGTGCAACCTCGATCTGAGCCAGTATCGTGATGTTTGGGATTGTATCATCGTGGACGAGTGCCACCGTGTAGCCGGAACCCCGACCGCCATGACGCAGTTTTCAAAGGTGCTGAACGCTCTGGCAGCTCGACACAAGTACGGGTTGTCCGCTACGGTTCATCGAGCAGACGGTATGATTGCCGCCACCTACGCCCTGCTGGGCGGGATTGCTTATCAGGTGCCGGACGAAGCGGTGAAAGACAAGATCATGACCGTCAGCGTTTTGCCCCGTGCCACACACCAAGGACTCAGCCGTGAGTTTTTGGACACGGACGGTACGATCATCTATGCCAAGTTGGTTAATTTCCTCGCTGACCGTTATCCCCGGAACAACCTGATTGTCGCCGATCTCGTAGCAAACCGAGATCACTACAATCTCATTCTCTCCGACCGGCTGACGCACTTGGAAACCCTGATGAACAGGCTTCCGCCCGACCTGAGAAAACAGGCGGTCATGATTGATGGGAAGATGACCACGAAGAAAGCCAAGACTCTCCGAGAACAGGCCATTGAGGAAATGCGGCAGGGACGCAAGCGGTATCTGTTCGCTACTTACTCTCTGGCAAAAGAGGGTTTGGATATTCCCCGGCTCGACCGTCTGTACCTGACTACACCGCAGAAAGACTACGCTGTGATAACTCAGAGCATTGGTCGTATCGCTCGTACCTTCGAGGGCAAGGGAGACCCCATCGCCTATGACTATGTGGACGATGGTATCCAGTACCTCGTGCGAAGCTACAAAAAGCGGTGTACCACCTACCGGAAAGCGGGGTGCAAGTTCATTGACGGAGAGAACTGATATAAAGGTTCTCGTTGCCTGCGAGGAAAGTCAAGCTGTCTGTATTGCGTTTCGGCGTTTGGGGTATGAAGCCTACTCCTGTGACATTCAGGAGTGTTCAGGTGGACACCCGGAATGGCACATTAAAGTGGACGCTCTACTGTTACTCGGACGGTATCTGGTTTTCAAAACCGAAGACGGAAAAGCTCATTATGTTGAGCGGTGGGATTTGATAATTGCTCACCCGCCTTGCACTTTCATGAGTAATGCGGGAGCGTGTCGAATGTATCCCCGTAAGGGTCAAATTGATAAAGCTCGATTCCAAAAGGCGATGGAAGCCAAAGCGTTTTTCCTTCGATTTCTAAATGCTGACTGTGATCGAGTGGTTATTGAGAACCCCCGCCCTCTCAAAATCGTTGAATTGCCAAAAGAAGATCAGCGAATACAGCCATATCAATTTGGCGACCCGTGGAGTAAACTCACCTATCTTTGGCTGAAAAATCTTCCGCCGTTGGTTTACACCAATGTTCTTACAGAATGGAAGCCCTTTGTTCCTGCCGGAACAGGCCGCAAGGCGGGGGGGGACAGCTACGGGGCGAGGATACCTCACAATTCCAAAGCCCGTTCAAAAACATTTCCCGGTATTGCGAACGCTATGGCGCAACAATGGGGTGCAGTATTAGGAGGTGATACCGCTGAACCTTGAACCATTCATTTTCGACTGCGAGGTGTTTGCCTACGATTGGCTTTTTGTCTTCAAAAACAAGGTCACGGGGGAATACACCGAGATTTGGAATGACAACGAAGCGGTCGAACAATTCATGACTCAAGAACCCCTGTTGGCAGGGTTCAACAATAAGCACTATGACCAATTCATTCTGAAAGCGGTTCTCTCAGGTTTCACGCCGGAAGAAATCAAGGCGGTCAACGATTTTATCATCGTTGGTGGTCACGAGGGCTGGGAGTACGCCCCTCTCCGTGACTGCGGGATTTTCTTCGATCAATATGACCTGATGGACGATTGCCAGATGGGGTTGTCCTTGAAAGCAATCGAAGCGCACCTCGGAATGGACATTCGTGAAACCACCGTTCCGTTCAACATCGACCGCCCTCTGACTGAGGACGAGAAGCGAGAGGTCGAGTTCTACTGCCGACACGATGTTGACGCAACCGACAGGCTGGACGATCTTCGTCAAGGCTACCTGTCCAGTAAACTCACGCTGGGTCGTGAAAAGGGGCTGTATCCTGCAAAAGCCCTCTACATGACCAACGCCAAGTTGACCGCTGCTTACCTTGACGCAGAGCAAAAGCCGCACTATGACGAGCGGGAATATCAGTATCCGCCGAAGCTGCTTCGTCAGTACATTCCGCAGGAAGTGTTCGACTTCTTCGAACGGTTGAAGGATAAGAGTATTCCTGACGAAGTGGTGTTCAAGGAAAAGCTCGATCTAATGGTAGGCGGCTGTCCTTGTACCATCGCCTACGGTGGTATTCATGGGGCTATCCCGTGTTACCGAGAGGAAGCCACGGAAACCCGCTCTATCCGCAACAAAGATGTTGCAAGCTATTATCCACACCAGATGACCTTGAACGGTTATTGTAGCCGAAATATTCCCTCTCCCGATGTGTATGCCGCCACCATTGAACGGCGAGTTAAAGCAAAGAGAGCCGGGGACAAAGCTACGGCGAACGCTTTGAAGCTGGTGCTGAACACCACCTACGGAGCCATGCTGAACCGTTACAACGACCTGTATGACCCGCTCATGGGGCGCTCGGTCTGTATCTCAGGCCAGTTGCAGTTGCTCGAAATGGCGGAACATCTTGTTCAGGACTGCCCCACCTTGAAGATCATTCAGCTCAACACCGATGGTATCATGGTCAGCCTTGATGACTGCGATGTGCCTGTGTATCAGGAAATTACGCAGGAGTGGCAGGACAGAACCGGCTTTGAGTTAGAGGAAGACCTTATCAAGATGATCTGTCAGAAAGATGTGAACAATTATGTCGAGGTTCCCTTCGAGGGCGACCCCAAAATCAAGGGTGGCGTTCTCGTTCGTGGGATTGCCCCGGCAGGAGCGTTCAACATCAACAACAACGCTTGTGTGGTCGCCAAGGCGGTCAAGGATTATCTGGCCTACGGTATCCCGGTCGAAGATACCATCATGAGCTGCGACCGCCTGCTGGACTTCCAGTTGGTCGCCAAGGCCGGGAGCAAGTATGGTGACGCTCTCCATGAGGTAGACGGTCAGATGGAGGTCGTGCAGAAGGTCAACCGGGTATATGCCACGGAAGACCATCGGTGCGGAACCCTCTACAAAATCCACCTTGGCACTGGCAATCCCGTCAAGATTGCTGGACTCCCCGTAAAATGTGTCGTAGACAACGACAATCACCTGACGATTGATGTGGTTGACCGTGACTGGTATATCCGGCTGGCACGGCGTTATGTTCGAGATTTCCTCGGAGAGAAGCCACCCAAGCGAAATACCCGCAGAGTCAATTCCATCAAGAAAAAATTATTAGAAATGTTGGAGGTATAAATATGGCTACTGCCAAGAAAGCCGCTGAGACTGCGGCGGTGGATTATTCCACCATGAATGTGTTCAAGAAGTTGCAGCTTGCCCGTGTGCGTTTCCTCGAAGCTGGCGTGGACAAGAGCGGCAAGCACATGAAGCTCGAATATAAGTATTTCGAGCTGGCAGACATTGTTCCCAAGGCCGAGCAGATTTTCCTTGAAATCGGTCTGATGATGGTTCCGTCCATGTACGGCGACAAGGCGACCGCTCGTGTCTACAATGTCGATGACCGTGAGGACTTCATTGACTTTGTTGCACCGTACACCCCCATCGCCCCCATCGTGTCCAACGCTGGCAATCAGGTCACAAACGAAATGCAGGCGACCGGCAGCTCCATCACCTACATTCGCCGCTACCTGTGGCAGCTCGTTTTGGACATTGTGGAGCATGACAGTATCGACAGCGGCGAGTTTGACACAACTCCCGCACCCGCTCCTACCGTCACGAAGAAGCCCCCTGTGACCACTGAACAGCGTCAGGAAATCAAGAAGGAACTGACCGGCGCTCCTGCTGGTGCGGCTACCGAAGAACAGGTCGGTACGCTGAAAAGTCTGCTGAAAAAGCTCATGGATATTGACGCAGAGCAGGAACAGTTCGTGCAGACCATCGCCATGAAGACCGAGGGTTTTTCCAAGATCGAAGCCGACAAGTGTGACGCTCTGATCGAGGGCGTGAACAATATGCTGGCTGGCTACGAAATGAAAACGGCAAAGGAGGGCTAAAGCATGATCGAAATTGATTGCCGCAAGTGCGTCAATGCAGACTTGGAAGCGGATTGCTGTAAGCTCTACGGTAACAATTCTGATACTGCCGTTCGGGAATGTGCCGCTGACGAATTTGTGAATTATAAGGAGGTAAACAAAAATGGAATGGCTTGACGGCAACAAAATCCAGATTATCCCTCCCAAGCGTCCTAAAAAGCTGACCGGTACTCGTTTTGCCACTATCCTCGGTTTGAACCCGTGGTCTACACCGTTCGAGATTTGGTGTGAAGTGACCCGCACCTATCAGAAGCCGTTCGAGGACACGATCTACACCATCGCTGGTAAGACTATCGAGCCTAAGCAGGCCGAGTACATGAAGCAGACCTACTTCATGAGCAATCTGGTCACACCGACCGACATTTGGGGCAAAGACTACTTCCGTCAGACCTACGGTGACTTCTTTAGGGAAAGCCCCGTTCTCGGCGGTATGTGGGACTACTTGCTCTATGGCAAAGATGGTAAGCCCACCACCGTCCTCGAAATGAAGACTTCCAAGCGTGTCGAGGACTGGAAGGACGATATTCCTGAGTATTACGCTTTGCAGGCGGCGTTGTACGCTTACCTTCTCGGCGTGGACGAGGTTATCATGGTCGCTTCCTTCCTCGAACCCAAGGATTACGACAGTCCTGAGAAGTTCGTGTGCAGCGGCGAGAACACCATCACTCGCCCCTTCAAGGTGTCTGAGCGATATCCTGACTTCGAGAAGAAGTATGTAAAGCCTGCCCTGAAATGGTGGAAGGACTTCGTTGAGAGCGGTATTTCTCCCGCCTTTGACGAGCGCAAGGACGCTGAAATCCTGAAAGCCCTTCGCACCAACAACCTGTCCCCCGAAACGGATATGGCGGCGCTGGTCAAGGAAGCCGAAGACCTGAAAGCTAAGCTGGACGCTCACGCCGCTGAGGTGGCTGAGGACGAGAAGCGGTACAAGGTCTTGACCGACATGATTAAGAAAGCCGCAATCGCTCAGTTCCGTGACGGTGACAAGAAGGTGTCTATCGCTGGTTCTGCCTATAATTGGGAGGTCAGCCGTACTTCCACCACGAAAATCGACAAGGACGCTATGAAAGCGGACGGTATTCTGGCGAAGTATACGACCACTGAGGACAGCTACCGCATTTCCCCGAAAGCCTTGAAAGAAGGTGCGTGAAGTGGCACAGAGTATGCAGAGATTGAGCAAAGATGATTTGCTCAAACTTCTCGACCAGTATGCCGATGACGATTTTGTTGGAGTTTTGTTCACAGCGGCTCGTGATATTCACTCCGACCAGTCCACTATCTTCGTATTCTATGACAAAGTAACGGAGGTTTAATTATGAAATTTTCCAAGTTTGTGAAGTCCCTCGCCCCTGATGGCGGCGCTATCTACGAGTACATGGACGAACGCTGGCTTGCTTCCCCGTCCGTACTCATGCTCATTCCCGATGGTATCCGCAGCGTGACCGGGTACAGCAACGAGAAAATGCCTGACGGCATTGGTCGCCTGATTTCTCAGGTCGGTTGCACCGAGTACGCCACGCTGGTCAAAGCGGTCATGCCTGAGCCGGACGGCGCAATCAAGGATTGTGTCCGTATCTTCGCTACGCAGGACAGCACCATGACCCTTCCCGTCACCAACGATGACTGGTCGCTGATCGAGAAGTCTGATTTCTGCGAAATCTTGTACGCTTACGATCTGGAAAGCGACAAGAGCGTACCGAAAGCCCTGCTGGTCAAGCAGTACGCCAAGTACCCCGATGACGAAGACCAGTTGGTTGGTATCATCTTCCCCTGCGAGTATGCAGAACAGCTCAATTTCCACACCATAAAAGAAGTATGAGCGTTTGTGGTGGTTGCCCCATCTATTACAATGAATATTTCGGTGTTTATTGTGGAGGTGGGTGCTTAGGTCAAAGCGCTTGTGCCGAAAACCTAATAACTCTCGTTGCTAATATAGCAGACACTATTACAAGATCAAGAAAGGACGATAAAACAATGGCTAAAATCGGACTCACCGAGGGTTTCACCCTTATTCCCGAAGGCACTCATGTCTTTCAGATCACCGATGTGAAGTACAAGGAAGACTTCGGCAAGCTGGAAGTCTATATGCAGACGCAGACCGGCAGTAAGCATATCGAGCGCTTCTCTCTGCTGAAATCCGATGGCTCTCCCAACGAGGGTGCATACAACGCTTTCAGCTACTTCGCCAAGACTGCCCTCGGCAATTTCGACCTGACCGAGATCGACCACACCGACCTGATTGGTCACTTCATTGAGTGCGATGTGGAACATGATGTTCAGGAGAACAAGAAGAAGCCCGGACAGAGCATTACCTTCGTCCGTTTGGCGGATAAACGCCCCTCTGAGGGCTGGGGCGGCGCTGGCAATACGGTTACTACCCCCGCTGTTAAAACCGCTCCTGCGGCTTCTCAGGCCGCTCCTAAGACCCCGATGGATTTGGCAGCTCTCCTTGGCTGATACCGAGTGCGAGGGAGGGCTAATTTAAAAGGCTCTCCCTCGCCAATGGTATGTTGAAAACTATGTTGAAAGTGAGGATAAGCTACAATGGCAGAAGCCTATATTTGTTCGCTCTCCAAGGTTCAGCGCCACGCTGAAATCTGCAAGGAGATCAACAATCTCTATGAGCGTAAGAACCATGACTACGGTGACAGCTTTCACCAGACCTTCGTTGAAGAAGGAATGGCGATGGCTCGTATTCGGTTGGGTGATAAGTTCAGCCGCTTCAAAACCCTCTCCCGTAGCGGTGAGCAGAAGGTCAATGACGAGTCTATCCGTGACACCCTGATTGACCTCGCCAACTACGCCATTATGACGGTGCTGGAAATGGAGGTCGCTGACGATGACGCTGAATGATTATCAGAAAGCCGCCGAGCGCACTTCCGGCAACCTGACCTCGTGGGATAAGGTTCGCAACGGCTGTTACGGTCTGAACGGCGAAGCCGGAGAGTGCATTGACATTCTGAAAAAGACCGAGTTTCAGGGTCATGACTTCGACCCGATGAAGATGGTTGACGAGCTGGGCGATGTTCTCTGGTATGTCGCACAGTTGGCGACCGGCTTGGGTGTGACCCTCGAATATGTGGCACAACACAATGTCGATAAGCTGCTGGCTCGTTACCCTGACGGGTTCGACAGCGAAAAGAGTATCCATAGAAAGGAGTACGAAAATGCCTGACTGCTTCTCCAAGTCCGAAGTGACCGATTTTCTGAACTTCATGAAGTTGCCTGACGGAACCTCTGTTGTTTCCGATGACATGATGGAGTACCTGACGGCTTACGGCTTCTTTACCGCCCCTGCTTCCACCAAGTACCACGGCAATTACGAGGGCGGTCTTCTGGAACACTCCTACATGGTCACGAAGTTCCTCCTGACGCTGACTCAGGATAATCACCTGATTTGGCGCAAGGCTCGTTCTCCTTTCATCGTGGGTATGTTCCATGACCTGTGTAAGATCGACCAGTACCGCCACCCGGTAGCAGGCCACATTGAAGAATTTAATGGTGGACGTGCACCAATCTATAACGAACAGGCGTGGGAGTACAACCCCGACACCCTTCTGAAAGGTCACGGCGATAAGTCCGTCATGCTTCTCTCTCAGTTCTACACACTGACTGATGAAGAAATCATGTGTATCCGCTATCACATGGGTGCTTTCACCGACAAATCTGAGTGGAATGACTACACCAGAGCAGTCAGCCAGTACCCGAATGTGCTGTGGACGCACCAAGCCGATATGCTGGCAAGCCATGTTGCGGGGGTGTAAAGCATGAAAATCGTTGAACCTTCTGTGGAGCTTATCAACGCTCCCGAATATAAGACCCTTCTGACCACCATCGAAGCCGCAGGGCGTACTTGCTACAAGTCCGAGGACAAAATCACGGACGGAAGCGCAGAGAAGTTCGTCCGGGGCATTATCAAGCGGGGTCACGAAGCTGTCATTGAGCATGGCTCTCTTACTGTTCGCTTCGTCTGCGACCGGGGCGTGAGCCATGAGATTGTCCGTCACCGTCTGGCTGCGTTCTGTCAGGAGTCTACTCGATACTGCAATTACGGCAAAGAGGGCTTCGGTGGCGAGATCACCGTCATTCGTCCCTCGACCTTCGCCAAGACCGACTCGACCTACCACATCTGGAAGCGGTCGTGTGAACACGCTGAGGTCGCCTACTTTGATCTGCTGAACGAGGGTTGCACCCCGCAGGAAGCTCGATCTGTCCTTCCGAACAGTTTGAAAACCGAGGTGGTTATGACCGCTGATCTCAGAGAATGGCGGCATTTCTGCCGTATGCGCTGCCCCGTAGCGGCTCACCCCGATATGCGGGTTGTTGCCAATATGCTCCTGACCCTGCTGAAACAGACCTATCCAGTCTTCTTCGAGGACATTGAGGCATGAGGATTAAGAAAGCTGGCGGCAAGGTGTTTGGTGCGGTCTTAACTGCCGCCGAGAGAAAAGCGATGGACATGGAAATCAATCGTCAGATCGTGGAAGCCGACAGGCGCTACGCCGATGACATTGACGCTATGGTGCTTTACACCCTCCATGTTCACCTTGGTTTCGGCAAGAAGCGCCTGCGGAAGTTCTATGACGCTTTCTCTGCCGAGCATGACCGCCTTATCCAGTATTATCAAATGCCGGACGATTACACATGGCTCTGCAAGGAGATGTTGAAGCGTATCGGTGTTAATGTTGAAGCATGGAACCGTGAAAGGAGAGAACCTAATGAAGCTGAAAAGCATTGACGGCAAAGTGCCGTATGTTATGGCTGCTGGGAAGGACTTCGTGAAAGATGAAATGTCGTTGGCGGCGGCAAAGCAGATTTGCTCCCGTGGAGCGCAGACCGTCAGCAAGCTCTTTCCCGATTTCCCCATCTGCGTAGATGGCAAGTTCTATTTTGCTGGAACCTCGACAAAGCCCAAGTCCAGCAAGTCTAAGACCCCTTGCGAGGGCTGAGATTTTCAATCTTCCTGTGGTTCGTCACCATTGTTGCAGTCCTCTGTTTGAAATTACCCACGGTTGAGGTTGAAGAACCTTCTCCCGTTGTCGAGGTGGTAGAGGTAGTCACCCCGGAGCCAGAACCGGAGGTGACACCTCAGCCGTGGACAGACGAGGAAGTGATTGTACTGGCGAAAATGCTATGGGGAGAAGCCAGAGGGGTCAGCTCTGACGCTGAGAAAGCCGCTTGTGTGTGGTGTGCGCTCAACCGTGTCGATCATGGCTACGGCGATATTATAACGGTCGTAACTACACCCAAACAATTTGTAGGGTACAACGAGGAAAACCCGGTCGATGATGGTTTGATTACTCTCTGTATAGATGTGCTGACTCGCTGGTATGCAGAGAGAGAAGGCCAGTTTGAGGTCGGTCGTGTCCTCCCTGCGGATTATCTGTGGTTCTCTGGCGATGGCAAGAGAAACCACTTCCGCAATGCCTACCGTGGCGGCGATAGATGGGACTGGTCTTTACAGAGTCCGTATGAAAGCTGAGGTAAGCCTATGAGCTATTTGAATATACCCGCTGAACTCCGAGCGGAAAAGGCATGGGTCAATGTGTGGGACGGGTCAAAGGTTCCTATGCAGGCCACCGTGAGAAAGGCGGCTTCTTCCTCTAATCCTGATACATGGTCAAATTACATTGACGCTGAACACAATGTCCAGCACGGCTACTATGACGGTCTTGGCTATGTGTTTCACGATACAGGGGTTGTAGGTATCGACATTGACGATGGCTTTACCGATGGGCTTCTAAACCCGCTGGCGGCTGACATTATCGGTCATTGTCAGTCCTACACGGAAAAGTCCAGAAGCGGGAGAGGGGTTCATATTCTCGTTCGTGGTGAGCTGCCCTTCAAGGGCAAGAACAACCGTGCCGCCGTGGAGATTTACAAGAGCAATCGGTACTTCATCATGACCGGCAAGGTTTTGATCTTCTCCGAGATCATTGAAAACCAGTCAGCGATTGACTATGTGATCGAGAAGTATTTTCCCGACACGCCGAAGGAAAGTAGCTCAGGTACGGTCGCCCCTCAGCGTATCTATTCTCCCATCTATCGCCGCCCTGAAAACGGCAAGCTGCATTTGAAGCCTGAATACCCGCCTATCATACCGGGAAGCCGGAACCTCAGCCTGACTTCTCTGGCGGGTCAGCTCCATAACCAAGGATACACCAAAGCAGAGATTTACAAAGAGCTGTTGTACGCCAATCAACAGGCTTGCAAGCCGCCGCTCCCTCAGTCCGAGGTCGAGTTGATTGTTAACAGCGTGACCAGATACAGGAGGTAATTATGAAACCTTATCAACGTGGCGATGTTGTTGTCATTGATGTTCCCATGCTTGCCAACAGTCATATTCAGGCCGGTAAGCGTCCGTGGGTGGTTGTGCAAAACAATGTCGGCAATCAGTTTTCTTCCACCAGCATTGTCGTTCCCCTGACCACTAAAATCAAGCGACTGGAAATGCCGACCCATGTGGCGGTCACTTGGGGTTCTTTACAGCCGAGCATGGTTGAATGTGAACAGGTGCGTGTCGTAGATGTGTCCGATGACTGGGAGTACATCTGCACTCTGCCGCCTGAGATCATGCGTCATGTGGACACCGCTTTGAAGAACGCTTTCTTCTATGGGAGGGGGGGGGAGGTGTAAATAATGACAAAACTCGAATATGACAGTTTGCAGATGGCGTTATCTGCCCTACTTGATAAAGAGCGGATATATCGCAAGCGTATAAGCGGTAGTGAACAAGACGGTTATAAGATGGGTGTCCGAGCTTGTAAAAGCGCACTTTCCAACTTTAACCCAAACAGAAAAGACAAGAGGGGTGAAATCCATGAGTGATGAAGTTATGACAGCTCCCGAAGAACAGGCTCTTTTCCAGCTCTCTAACGGTCGTTACATCATGGACGAAGCTCAGTCCAGAGTGATGTTTCAGATTAAAGAAGCACAGCCGGAGCATAGCCACCCGATCAGCGGTACGGGGTATTCGTGGGACGAGTCCGGCATGGCAGAGCTGTTCTCCGAGTGCTACAAGAATGATACCCGCTACTGCCCCGAAGCGAAAAGCTGGTTCACCTACTCCGAAGGTGCATGGCGCAAGGACACGGGTTCTCTGCTGGTAGCGGAGAAGATCAAGGAGTTCTGCCGCCTGATGGCTCTCTACTGCGGTGAGATTGCCAACGAAGAACGGCGTTCTGAGTACATGAAGTTCATCGTAAAGATGGGCGACCGGCGCTTCCGTGACCGGCTGATGAAGGACGCTGCCAGTGTGCTTCCTATCGCTTCGGCAGAGTTTGACGCAAACCCCTACCTTATCAACTGCAAGAACGGCACTTTCGACCTCGAAAAAATGGAGTTCCGGGAACATGACTGGAAAGACTTCCTGACTATGCAGACCAACTTCAACTACACCTTACAGGACGCACGGTGCCGCCGCTGGGAGAAGTTCGTTGCAGAGGTCACTTGTAATGACGAAGACAAGGCTGATTATCTTCAAAAGGCGCTGGGGTACTCCATGCTGGGTATGGCGAACGAGGAATGTATGTTCATTCTCCATGGCAAGACCACTCGCAACGGCAAGTCCACCATGCTCTCGGCAATTCACCACCTTCTCGGTGATTATGCTTCTGTATCCCCCGTGTCGATCATCTGCAAGGCAGAGCGCTCGAAGAACGCCGAAGCAGCGAACCCCATGCTGGCTTCCCTGAAAGGCAAGCGGTTCGTCACGATGGCAGAGAGTAATCAGTATGGCAAGCTGGACGAAGAAACGATTAAGCAGCTCACGGGCGGCGAGGAAATCAAAGCTCGGAACCTCTATGAGACTGCCACGACTTTTCTGCCGCAGTTCACCCTTTGGCTTTCCTGCAACGATCTTCCAACCGTCAGCGACAAGTCCTTGTTCGCTTCCGACCGTGTGCGGGTCATTGAGTTCAACCGTCACTTCACCGAAGCGGAACAGGACAAGAACCTGAAAAATGAGTTCCAGACACAGGAAGCTATGCAGGGCATTTTCGCTTGGCTGGTCGCCGGGTACTTCAAGTACAAGCGGTTCGGTCTGAAAATGTCCCCCTCCATGCGGAAGGTGGTCAATCAGTACGAGCGTGACAACGACTTGTGCCTGCAATTCCTTGAAGAACGCTGTGAGCAGGCCGAGGGAGTCAACACCCGCTCGAAGTCTCTGTTTGACGCTTACAAGATTTGGTGCAAGTCCAACGGGTACTTTGCCTGTTCTGCCAAGCGGTTCAACGCCGACATGGAAACGCACCCTGAGTGGCACGGCGGCAAGGTCGTGTATCAGGGCTATCCCGTCTACAAGAACCTCAGACTGAAAGGAGCGTCCTAATGAACCGTTCATGTAATTCTATCCTCTGCCGCTTCGGTATCCACACAGCAGACCCGTATGTTCATATTCAGGTCAAGTGCCGTAATGGTTCTCACCGCTGGCAGAGCAATTATGAAGTCTGTAAGCGGTGTGGCAAGCGGCTGAGAAAAATCCGCATTGTAAAGGAGCGCCCGTGATGAAGTGGAAAAGGATTAAGTGTTTCCTGACTGGTGGACACCGCCTGTACGATAAGAACCTTCAAACCATTCATGACACAAATGGGTATCACTTCATTAACTACTGCGTGAAGTGCGGCAAGGTGTTCGCTGCGTTCATGGCGGAAGCCGAACTGAATGGCCTGATCGACCGAGATATTGAGCAGTTCAGAAAGGAGAGATTGTATGATCGCAACGACTGAGGAACAACGCCTACTGGAAAAGTGGCAGAAGAAGCTATGTTTGCAGGAGTGGCGCATAAAGCTCGTCACTCACCTTCGCCCCGAAGAAATGTCCGTCAGTAATGCGACTGGGTGTACGGATTGGTCGGAGTCCATCAAGACCGCTCGTATCGAGATCATCAACCCTGCCTGCTATGGCGACCGTATTGTACCGTTCAACTTTGAAAAGACACTGGTGCATGAGCTGTTGCACCTAAAATTCTCTTTCTGGTGTCAGGACGAGTACAGCGTAGCTGATAGGCTTATGCACCAGTACATTGACGATCTCGCAAGAGCTTTGACGGAAGGGGACAGCGATGATGAAGCCTGAATACTGTCCTGATTATGTGGGTGTTGCCTGCGTTGATGGCACTTGCCCTGTTGCCAACTGTGAAGAATACGCTGAGCGGTGTATGCCTGTCATTTCATGTTGCCGGGACTGCTTCTATTATAAGGGCTGTGAAGACTGTGCAATCTCTGACGATTGCGACCGAATGGAGGATAAACATGAGTAAAAAGTGTGTATGCGGTAACGAAATGTTCACCGTCTTCATGTGCCGTAAGTGTGAACACCTTCTGTATGTCGAGGAAGACGAGGACTTTCCCCAGAAGCTCGGAAAAATCGCCGCAAAATCCTGTCCCTGTTGCGGAGAACGGGAAGAAGGTCTGTGGAGACTTCTCGGTCGAGCGGAAGGGTTCGAGGGAACTGTATTCACGGAGGAAAGCGATGAAGACTGAGAAAAAGAACCTCCGCCGTATTTCCATCGTGGTCACAGCACAGACCAAGGGAAATCTTGAGCGGCTGGCGGCGGTCTGCGGGTATTCAGAGATCGGTCGAGTGGTTGACAAACTCACCCGTGAGAAGATGATCTCCCTCCATGACTTTGAAAGAAAGGAGAAGCACTATGAATGATGTAATGGAGCAAATCAAAACGCTTTCTGCCACCTTGGACGAGGAAACCACCCGCTTTCACCCTACCGGCAGACTGCTGTTGCTGGGTTCCTACGAGAGCGTATTTCTGAAAGCGGTCAAGCGCAAGGCTGACCTGTTAGGTATTGACTGTGACCTCACTCAATACCCCTGCCCTCCGTACAAGGCCGTGGTAGTGGACAGAGAAACCGTCCCGTCTGACATTAAGCTCGCCGCCGAGGTTGACATTGACCACTCCTACTCACAAGGAATGTCATCGGTGTCTCAAGCAACTTTGGCGCTCCTGCTTGCGTTGGACTTGGTTCACGCTAAGGACATTACCATTGTAGGCCGGGGTCACGCCGTTCAGAACTTGGCAAAGTACCTCACCCTCGGTAACGCAACTGTGACGGTGGCGCACTCCAAAACCAAGAGTCTTTTGCAGGCCACAATGAACCGTGATGTGGTGATTTACGCCACACCGACTATCACGAAGGACATTTCCTACAACACCCGTGATTTGGTCATTGACCTCGGCAACAGTGTTCCGCACCCTGACCGCTTCAACTGCCCTTATGTGAACAGGATTGGTCAGCTCACCGTGAGCGTGTTGCTCAACCGCTTTGCGAGAAAGGAGCATAGAGCATGAGTGACATTCTGACAATTATCGCCGCCGTTGAATGGATTGTTGTAGGCTGTCTATTCTTATGGCGACTGTGCCACTGGAACCGCCGCTTTTCGGAACTTTATGACGAGCTGCGAAAGGAGATTGGTAATGACTAATCTGGAAGCGGTAATCGTGATAGCTATGGTGAAAAACAATTTGAATGTTACCGCCGTAGCTAATACCCTGCCCATGCAGCGTAATACTGTTCTTTATCACTTGGATAAAATCGAGCGAGAAACAAAATTAAATCCTCGACACATTCATGATCTAATTGATCTTTTGGAAATTGCCTTGGAAGTGTTATAGAGTGGGTCTTGATATTGTGGTCATGGAACGCAAAGATGTCCGCTGCCCTCATTGTGGTGAGGTCATCATCACGGTAGATGTTGCCAGCACCGACAGCAGCGGTAGTCTTTGGTACGACTTTCTGGAAAAGCTCGGCTACTATGTTCCTTACGAGAAGCGAACCAAGGAAAACGACTGGTATGGTAAGGACATGGTTCTTGACAACGAGCAGGCAAAGCAACTTGCAGACTACGCCGTGAAGAAAGAGGTCTACAACTGGGACGGCGTGGAGTGGATTGTGACGGAAGCACTCGCCCACGGAAACAAGGTGGTTATCAACGCTGACTGGTAGTTAGGTGATAAAGGTGATAAAGGTGAGTGTTTTTGCAAAGACTTTTTTCAAATTGGCGTGTTTTGAAAAATTGTTTTTCGTATTTTAGGTGAGTTAGGTGAGTAATCGGGCATAAATGCCTATAACTCTCTCTTATACGCGCGTATATAGAAATAGTTATAGGGAAATGCACCCGATTACTCACCTTTATCACCTTGGCGACTTTGAAAGGAGAAAACGACTATGGCAGATGAAATTGTAGAAAAGCGTGGTCGGGGCAGACCGAAGGGTACTGGCGGCAATAAGCGGCCTGACAGAACTGACGCTCTGAGCGTTCATATGGAGCCGGGTGAAAATCGGAAATATATTACCCACTCGCTGAGAATGTGGGATTGGGAGACACCCGACATGAAGGAGCCTGCACAGGTTAAGGAACGCATTGGTCAGTATTTTGAAATCTGTGCCGAGGACGATATGAAGCCAAGTGTAGCAGGAATGGCATTAGCTTTCGGAGTACACAGGAAAACATTGTGGGCATGGGCTAATGGTATTGATAGTGCCTATTTACCCCCCGCAAGCCGTGACCTTATAAAAAAAGCGTATCAATTTTTGAACGCACAAATGGAAGATTACGCACAGAACGGAAAGGTTAATCCCGTCACAGCAATCTTCCTGATGAAGAACCATTTCGGCTATGCGGACAAGCAAGAGGTCGTGTTGACACCTAATCAGCAGCTCGGAGATCAGGTTCCCGCTGAGGACTTGGAGAAGAAATATCTCGAAGATGTGATTGGAACGACTATCGACTCTGACTCGGAAGACTGAGCGACTTTCACGACTTTTGCGACTATGGCTCACGACTTTGGTTTACGACTTTGCGACTTTCCCACGACTTTCACGACTTTCGCCCTCACGACTTTGCGACTTTCCGGCGAGGGTCTGCGACTTTGACAGAGCTGCCGATCTCCCCACGAGGTCGGCGGCTTTTTCGCCCCATGGGGCAGGCCGTCCCGCTCCCGGCTGATCGGCGGCGGGTTCTACCGGGGCGGCGTGGGCGCTGCTGTGGTTCCGGCCTGATCGGGGCGGCGTTTTGCCCCTTATAATGTATAGTGCAAAAAAGTGTAGTTTTTCAGACGGTTGCAAGCATCAATAAAAAACTTGATAAAATATCAATAAAACACTTGACAATCAATAAAACACTTGATATACTCTAATCATCAATAAAACACTTGATGCCGATTGATGAAGGGAGTTTTGACAATGTTAAGAACAAATAGCAAGAAAGCCGCCGAAAATATCCGGGTGTATATCGTAGAGGGGTTTACCCCGGAAGGGTATACGGACAACCCGCCGCAGGAGTTTCCCAAGATTGCCGCTTTTATCCTCGACACATTCAGAAGTGAAAAATACTGGTGTCCGCAAGATGTCCGCTATTATCACGGCAATGAAGCCGCCGCTTTTGCTGACTGGTGCGCCGGTCTGCCATCTGTCCTCGATACCTTGTATTTTTACAATCGTTCGGCGGTTGATGACCTCGGCGCAATCCTCGAAGAAACAGAGCAGGAAAAAACCCGGTACACCGAACAGCAGGCCGAACAGCTTTTAACAAGCCTGATTTACAGAGAATTACAGAAGGGAGAGCGGAAAGCATGAGAAAGTACAAATTAAAAGAGCTGCGGGAGCTTGCGCGGCTCGGAGTGGCGGAAGATTACACCAATAAGCCGAGCGAGTATATTTACACGCTCCGCAGGCTCGAAAAAGTGGGCTATTCTACGGGCGTTTATGGTATCAATGGCGGATTGGTCGAAGATACCGAAACCGGGCAGTTATACGCCATTATTGGGCGTTGCTCTAATCTGTTTATTTTGTTTTAAGGGGGATTATATTATGATTAAGCGTGATAATTGTAAGAATTGCGTGAGCCGTTGCGAACACGCCGGGAAAGATCGGGAATTTGTTTATTCCGGTGAAAAGTCCTGCAAATAGCCCGGAAGACCTCGCCGCAGAGATGAAGGAATTTGCGAGAATGGAAATATAAAGGCGGTGGAAGCGTGTATATTGTGTTGCTGGTTCTCCTGCTGCCGGTTCAAATCCTGATTGAAATATTGAAATTAAATAAGTGAACGCCGCCCCGGTGCTATTCCGGGGCGGTTATTTTTTGCGCTTTTCCGGCCTGATTTGGGCGGCGTGAATGGGTGACGGGGGCGGGGGATATGCCAGCGGCAGCGAGGGAGGGGTAAGCTGAAAAATATCCGTAAAAAATAAAAAGATCAATTTCAAGAAAACGCTTGACAATAAAACGCTTGATGTGTATAATAAAGCCGAGGTGATAAACATGAGAGGTCGAGAAATCCTGAAAGAGATCATGGCTTCCAAGTCTCTTTCCAATGCTGAACTCGCAAAAAGACTCAATGTATCTAACGCTACGATTTGGGAACGTCTGAACAACAAGAATGTCAAGGACATTCCCGTGTCCCTGCTGACCACCATGCTCAGAGCGATGGATTACAAGGTCATCGTTGTTCCTGCCAATACCCGTCTGCCGGAAGGAGGTTTTGAAGTTGAATGACGCATACAAGCTCGTTCCTCACGGCGAGGTCATCAAGAAAGACAGCACCGTAGTCATTCCGTCCATCTTTATGTTCAAGGGCGGAGCGGGAGAGTGCTATCCCTTCCTGAAAATGTGTGGGGACAATAACTGCATTGTTCACTTCAAAAACGAAAATCTGACCATTTACCCCGATCGGCAAGATGACAGCGTATCACTGAAACTTCTCATTTATCTTGTGATTGCAGGAAGTCATGAGTTTGGCGATGACTTCATTCGATACCTTAACAACATGGAGAAAATGTCGTGGGAAGCGGTGAGTGTTCAATGAAATACTTCCTTGGTCGTGTGTCCAGCAAGGAACAGAACCTTGCTCGGCAGCTCAAGGTCGCTCGTGAGAAGTTCGATATTCCTGACGAGAATGTGTACTGCGACAAGATCACGGGAAGCAGCTTCGACCGTCCTCAGTACAATGCACTGAAAGCCATTGTGCGGGAAGGTGATGAAGTCATCGTTAAGGAGTTCGACCGCTTTGGGCGCAATAAAGACGAAATGAAGCGAGAACTGGAATGGTTCAAGCAGAAGGGCGTGATCGTCCGTATTCTCGACATTCCGACCACGCTGATTGACTTCAAAGACCAGACATGGGTGCTGGAAATGGTCAACAACATTCTGATCGAAGTCCTCGGTGCTGTTGCCGAGCAGGAGCGCAAGAAGACCAAACAGCGGCAGGCTGAGGGCATCGCTGCCATGCCAGTTGTCGATGGCAAGCGGGTGTCGGTGAAGACCGGTAGAGGGTTCGGCAGACCCGCTTCCGAGATTGATGACGAGCAGTTTGAAAAACTCGCTCAAAAACAAAAAGACGGTATCATTACCGTAGCGGACTGCTGCCGGGAACTCGGCATTAGTCGGTCTACATGGTATGACCGGGCAAGAAAGGTTGGCTGAAATGTATATCGTTTTGTTAATACTTCTCCTGCCGATTTTGAAGACGGAGTGTTAAATAAATATGAAAGATCTTTATGGACTTCGCAGTGAAGACATAGATATGCTCAAACAGGCAGGTTACGGTGATGACATATTCTATGTTGGAAATTATGGAATATCCGATATAACCGGAGAGCAACTTTTCTTTATTTCGTTCTATACTTCCGAGCAAAAGAATAAAGCCTATAAATATCTTTATGAAAGCAAATGAGGGGTAAGAAAGGTTGGGTGAAATGAAAAAGATGGCATGGCTGATAGGGCTGGCGGTCATCGTAGTTTTCTTTCTGGTCGGGTGTTCCAAGAAAGACTCGGCGGAACCTGTTGCGTGGGACTCGGCTCTTTCCGAAGCCGGGTTCACTGATGACGAGATCGCAAGCTACCGCAAAGTGTTTGACACTATTGGTGTGACCGATTTCCACGATGTTTCTATCGTAGATAATGACCCAATGACCGTGATTTGTGGTAAAATCTATGACAGCGAGGATTTACAGCTCAATGTGACGCTGGAAAATCGCCAGATCATCTATGTAGAGCTGGCTGGTATCCCTGACACCAAGACCCAAGCCTATTTTAACTGGCGTGGCAAAGTGAAATGGAAGACAGTGAACACGAAAAAAGCAGTTGAGCTATATTCTGACACCGAGGGCGGCTATTTAGGGGTTCTGGATTGGGACAATAAGACGATTTCGGAATATGAGGGCTGATACCATGAGATTTTTTCTCAATGTAATCGGATATTTCCTGATAATCAGTTCTATTTTGCTGGTTCTGGCGTTTGTGATACCAAAAATTCTATAATCGGCTTCTGCAAGGGCAGGAGTGACAGCCATGACGGGCTATCTGTGTAGAAATACACGGGTAGCTCGTTTTTTTGTTGGAAAGGAAATGCACATGAATTATGAAAAACTCTCCGGCTCTATCCGAGCTGTGATCGACCGCCGACCGGGAGACAGCGGAGCGTACAGTGACCTCTTTTCTCTGTGCCGGGAGTGGGAAACCGAGGATTTCTCGGCAGCTCATAAGGCGAACAAGGAGCTGCTGACGCTTTCTGCCGATCAGGTAGTCCGTGGCGGCGGGGCGAAGTTCTATGAACAGTGGCGGCGGTGTCTTCTCTTTGAAGCACCCCATGATTTTGACTCCTTCATGACCTACATCGAACTCGACCGCAAGCCGGAAAAGCGGTTCTATGCTCCCCGTAAGCACTATCTCAGGCCGATGGTGCAGGGGTTTCAAGATGTTCTTGACGGAAAGCTGCGCCTTTTGACAATATCCATGCCGAAACGAGCGGGAAAGTCTCAAACGGGTATCAATTTTGTGAATATGATCTCCGGCAAGTTTCCTGACCGCTCGACTTTGATGGAGGGGACAGGCGATGACCTTGTAAAGAGCTTCTACAACGGCTGTCTGGAATACCTGACAGTCCCCAACGAGTACCTGTTCTACGATGTGTTCCCGGACGCACGGCTGGTGCAGACCAACGCTGACACGAAGACGGTGAACCTGAAAAGCAAGTCCCGTTTCCCCACCATCATGTGTCGTTCCATTGACGCTCGACAGGTGGGATTGTCCGAAGCCACCAATGTCCTCTACCTTGATGACTGTGTGGAAGGTCGTGAGGAAGCCAAAAACCGCCAGCGGCTTGATGACAAGTGGGAAGTGATCTCCGGCGATATTATGGGTCGTGCCATTGAAGGTACACCGATGGTCTTTACCGGCACTCGTTATTCCCTGTATGACCCCATCGGTCGTGTGCAGGAACACGCACAGCGAGAGGGGTGGGCTTGGAGAGCCATTGAGATACCCGCCCTCGATCTCGTGACGGACGAGAGCAATTACGAATACGAGCGGGAGGGTAAGAAGGTCTTCACTACCGCCTACTTCCGGGAGCAGAGAGAGCTTCTGAGCGCCGAGCAGTTTGAGAGTGAGTTCCAGCAACAGCCTTTTGAAGCAAAAGGTCTGCTGTTCAACAAGGACGAGCTGAACACTTATTTCGCTCTCCCTGTAGATAAAGACCCCGACACGGTGATTGCTGTATGTGATACGGCTGAGAGTGGAAGTGACAGCACGGCGATGGTCATTTTGAAGCTGTATGGTGAAGATGTGTTTGTGGACGATGTTGTTTTCGATGACTCCCCTGCTGATGTGACGAAACCTCAATGTGCGAAGAAACTGATGGAACACAAGGTCAGCACAGCGGTTTTTGAAAGTAACAATGCGGGTGCTTACTATAGCCGTGATGTTGACGCTCTCGTAAAATCTCTCGGCGGCTCAGTATCTATTCGCACTAAAAGGACGATCTCCAACAAGCAGACCCGTATTGAGTTTGCGTCTGACGGTATCAAGAAGCGGTTTTATTTCAAAGACCAGTCTACCTACAAGCGTGGAAGTCAATATTGGAACTTCATGAAAGAGGTTACAACCTACACTCGTTCCGGTAAAGTCCCACACGATGACGCACCCGATGTTTTGAGTCTGGCTGAAAATGAGTTGCGTATGCTGGTCGGCTCGAAGGTCGAAGTTTTCAAACGGCCTTATTGAGAATAACCTTGCTATTGTTCTCAAAGTATGATATGCTGTTATCGAGGTGATAGTATGAGCAATATCAAGGCAAATGACCCCAAATGGATAGGCTATCGGCAAAATAAGTTGACTGTTACGGGTATTGTTTTCAAGAATAAACGGTATTTGTGGGAGTGCCGGTGTGACTGTGGGAACACCACGATTGTGTATCCGCAACAAATGATAACCGGTAGACAAAAAGCGTGTCGTTGCGGCAAGAGCGTTACTTTTCACGAAATGCACTACAAACACGGTGGAGCCGGAACTCGGCTCTATGAGATTTGGTGTAGTATGAAGAAAAGATGTAATAATCCTCATGCTGAAAACTATGCCCGTTATGGTGGGAGAGGAATTACGGTATGCTCTGAATGGGAACAGTTTGAACCATTTCGAGACTGGGCACTGTCTGTTGGTTATGCGGAAACTCTCACTCTCGAACGAAAAGATGTAAATGGGAATTATTGTCCTGAGAATTGCACTTGGATACCGCAAAAACGACAAGCCAGAAATCGTACCAGTAATAGGAACATTCAGATTAACGGCGAAACCCACACGCTTGTTGAATGGTGCGAAATCCGTAAATTGAATTACTCTACCGTGTATAGCCGTATTCGGAGGGGTGCTACTCCCGAAGTTGCTTTAGAGATGTGAGAAGTTGTTTTTGACAAATGTTGTGGCGAATGGTATGATAAAAGGTTAGTATTGACAACCATTGGAGAGTTTGATACAATGATAGGAGAGATAATAGGTAGAGGGGAGGTATTCTGTCTTGGGCTGTTTCGGTCGTAAGAAAATCTTTACCGATGTGACGGAGATCACACGGGACAATGTTCTGAACGTGCTGAGAAAGGCACTTATCACACATTGGTCGAACAAAGCGGATATGGAATATCTCTATGCCTACTACAAAGGCAGGCAGCCGATTTTGAACCGTAAAAAGGAAGTCCGCCCTGAGATTCAAAACAATGTGGTCGAGAACCGTGCCAATGAGATCGTGTCCTTCAAGGTCGGCTATCTGATGGGGGAACCCATTCAGTATGTCAGCCGAAGCGATGATAAGATGGTTGCCGACAAGATCACCACTCTGAACGGCTACTGTCTTTCCGAGGATAAGGCCGCAAAGGATAAGGAACTGGCAGATTGGTTTCACATCTGCGGCACGGCATACCGCATGGTGCTTCCCGACAGCGTGTTTGAGAAGGAAAGCGATGAAGCTCCCTTCGAGATTTACACCCTCGACCCTCGGTTTGCTTTCGTGGTGTATGCCAATTCCATCGGTGAACCGCCCGTAATGGGTGTGAAGTACATTCAGCGGTCGGACGGTGTAGTGGTTTACAGCATTTATACGAAAGACCGCTATTTTGAGGTTGAAAACCAGAGTATGATCGTCCGGGAAGAAGCCCAGTCGCTTGGTATTCCCATTATCGAATACCCGGCGAACAATGCTCGGTTGGGTGCTTTCGAGATCGTCCTTCCCCTGTTGGACGCTATCAATACGGTGGACAGCAACCGTCTTGACGGTGTAGAACAGTTCGTTCAGGCGCTCATGCTGTTTCACAATGTTGACATTTCCGGTGATGATTTCTCCAAGCTGCGGGACGAGGGTGCGATCAAGTACAAGGACATTGACCCGCAGTATAAAGCGGAGATCAAGTATCTGACCTCCGAACTGAACCAGAGCCAGACACAAACACTGGTCGATCACCTCTATAACACGGTGTTGACGATCTGCGGTATGCCAAACCGCAACGGTGGTTCTTCCACCAGCGATACCGGCTCTGCGGTCATCATGCGTGATGGTTGGTCGGCAGCGGAAGCCAGAGCGAAGGACTCCGAGTTGATGTTCAAGCTCTCCGAAAAAGAGTTCTTGAAGCTGGTTCTGCATATCTGTTCCGATCTGAGTGATCTGGAATTGAAGCTGTCGAACGTGGAGGTTCGTTTTACTCGCCGCAATTATGAAAATATTGCTCAGAAAGCGACCGTATTGACCACTATGCTCAGTAATCCCAAGATTGCTCCCGTTCTGGCCTTTACCCATTGCGGTATGTTCTCCGACCCGCAGCTTGCGTACCGTATGAGCATGGATTACGCTGAGGAACAGGAGAAAAAGGCCGCTGAACTCGCCAGCAAGCAGAAGGAGGTTAATCCTGATGGAAAAGGAAATCCGCCTGACCCCGGAAGCGGTCAGGAAGATTGAGGAAATCTTGACTACGGGAAAGACCGTTGAGATCGCCGAGCGGCACGAGAAAGTGGTTGTTTGGGCGGTCAGCAGCAAAAAGAAATATGAACAGCCTATCGCATAGGCGGTAGGGACAGCCATTACGGGCTACTGATACCGAAAAGGTATTGGTAGCCCTTTTTCTTTTGGTTTAATCGCCGTAAGGCGTTGAATAGGCAGAGAAGCCTTAAATCACAAAACGGAGAGAACCGTAAACACAAAGGTATAGTGCGGAGATGCACTTTAAAAAGCGCAGAAAGGAACGATTGTATGGCAAAGATTGATGTTTCCACCATTGAGGGCTTTGCGGATATGACCGCAGAGCAGAAAGCGGAAGCCCTCGCAAACTACGAGTTTCCCGACCCTGATTATACCGGCTATGTGAAAAAAGATGTTTTTGACAAGACTGCTTCCGAGCTTGCGTCTTGGAAGAAGAAGCACAATGAGCTGCTTTCTGAGGAAGAACGCAAGAAGCTGGAAAATGAGCAGATGTTCGAGGAAATGAAAAACAAGCTGGCGGGGTTGGAAAAGGAGAAGACCGTTTCCAGTTACAAGGCGAGTTTCGCCGCACAGGGCTATCCTGAGTCGCTGGCGACCGAAGCCGCTACCGCTATGGCGAACGGTGAGATGGATAAGGTCTTTGCCGCACAGAAGACGTTTCTGGAACAGTATGAAAAAGATGTAAAAGCCAAGGTTCTGAAAGAAACCCCCAAGCCCCCTGCCGGTGGCAAGGGCGGCGAGATGACCAAGGCTGATTTTCTGAAACTCGACACCAAAGCCCAGTTGGAGTTCATCAAGGAACATTCTGACTGGCAGACAATTTTGAAGTAATTATGGAGGTAAAACATTATGGCTACCTATCTCGGTTTCCCGTTTGACCCTGAGCTGTTTAACTACAACTGGGCAAACGCAAAAGACCCCACTCTGACCGCTATGTTTGAGAGCGGCGCTGTCGCCCCGAACGCAGAGCTGGCACGGCTGATCGCTAACGGCTCTGACTTCTACACCCTGCCCTTCTACAAGGTCATCGGCGGCACTCCTGAGAACTACGATGGCGCAACCAACATTACCCTGACCGACCCCGCTGGCGGCGCTCAGAACGGTATTGTGTTTGGTCGTGCGCACGGCTGGAAGGAGAAGGATTTCATCGTTGATTACAACAGCGGTGCCGACCCCATGCAGCAGATCGTGTCTCAGGTGTCCAAGTATTGGCAGAAGCAGCGCCAGTCCATCATGCTGAAAATCCTCAATGCGGTCTTCGGCGTGACCGGCAGCGGTGAGTTTGCTGATTGGGCGAACCACACCACCGACCTGTCTTCCGCTTCTACCACCGTTGCGGACGCTAACAAGATGGGCGCTACCACCATCGGTGACGCTATCCAGAAGGCCGTGGGTGACAATCAGGACGCTTTCCAGCTTGTGTTTATGCACAGCAAGGTCGCCACTAACATGGCTGGCCTGAAACTGCTGGACTTCCTCAAGTACACGGACGCAAACGGCGTGGAGCGCCCCCTGCGTATCGGCACGGTGAACGGCATGACCGTGATCGTGGACGATGGCTGTCCCACCACCGCAGCGGATACTTCCAAGGCAGCGACCTACACCACTTACGTTCTTGGTCTGGGCGCTATCCAGTACGCTCCCGCCCCCGTGAAGGTTCCTTCCGAGCTGACCCGTGATGCTCTCAAGGGCGGCGGCTATGACGCTCTGGTGACTCGTATTCGTGAAACCATGCACCCCAACGGTTTCAGCTTCACCAAGCCCACCAGCGGCTACACCGCTTCCCCCACGGACGCTCAGCTTGCGGATACCGCCAACTGGTCTATCGTGGCTGACCCCAAGACGATTGCGCTGGCGAAGATCATCACCAACGGCTAAGGAGGTTCACCATGTTCTATGTTTCTGACGGAAAAGTGTATGTGAGGGAGGGAGATCACTTCCGTAATGTAGGCTTTACCGCAAAGGACAAGGTGATTACTCGGCGTGAACTGGAAAGTACCTCTGTGGTGATGGGTACGGTGGTTGTTGATACCCTCGACAACCCCGTAGCCCTCACCCGTGAGGAAATCATTACCAAGTTCAATCTGTCCGAGGAAAATCCCATCCCCGTTATCAAGAAGTCCCGCAAGAAGTCCGAAGAACCCGCTGAATGACAGGAGGTGGAAAGCATGACGGACGCTGAGAAGTTGAAAATGGTGAAAGCCATGACCGGCGAGACAGACGAGGACACGCTTTCCACCTACCTTTCTATCGCCGGAAACAAGGTGTGCCGCAAGGCATACCCCTTCGACCCCACCGTGACCGCTGTTCCTGACCAGTACGCTCACATTCAGGTGGAGATCGCCGTGTATCTGCTGAACAAGCGGGGAGCCGAAGGGCAGACCGCTCACAGCGAGAACGGTATCTCCCGCTCCTATGAGGACGGCGATGTGCCGCCTACGCTGCTGAGGGACATTGTTCCCTTTGCCGCTGTGATGGGAGGTTGAGTGCATGAGAACGCTGAACCGCAACAAATCGCCCTTTTGGTATCTGCTGTATGACAGCAAGGCTCCCGCCAAGGACGAGTACGGCAACGAAACCGGCGAGGAACTGGTGGTTTACAAGCCTGCCGTGGCGATGAACGCCAATATCTCGGCGGCGACCGGCTCCGCTCAGGTGGAGCAGTTCGGTAATTTCGCAGGGTACGACAAGGTGATCGTCACCGATGACCTGAGCTGCCCCATTGACGAGAATACCGTGCTGTTCATCGACAAAGAACCGCAGTATGACAAGGACGGGAAGCCGCTCTACGATTACATGGTCAAGCGGGTCGCCAAGTCCCTTAACTCCATTTCCTATGCGGTCAGTAAGGTGACGGTATCGTGAGTCAGACGATCAATGTTCCGCTCTCCGGGAGAGGGATTGAGCGGCTGATACGGGAAACCGAAAACCGGAAGAACCGGCTTCAAGAGCGGACTGCGGTCTTTCTCGACCGGGTGGCGCAAGAAGGAATGGAAATTGCTTCTATCAAGTTCTCGCAGGCCGTTTATGACGGCACGAACGATGTTTCCGTGACGGTGGAACCCCGTGGGAACAATGTTCGAGCGGTGGTGGCGACAGGCGGAGCTACCCTGTTCATTGAGTTCGGTACAGGCGTGACCTACCCGGACGATCACCCGGAAGCGGAAGAACTCGGTATGAAGCGTGGTGAATACGGTCAGGGTCACGGCAAGCAGCACTCTTGGGGTTATTACGGCGACCCCGGCACGAACGGAGTGCTGAAAGAAAAGAAAAATGGCGGGTTCGTGGTCATCACCCACGGCAACCCCGCCAATATGCCGATGTACGAAACGGTAAAGGAGCTGCAAGACCGGCTCACGGAAATTGCGAAGGAGGTGTTTTCATGATTGATGTGGAGAGTCAAATCTACACGCCGATTGCGGAAGCCCTGAGAGCGCAGTTTCCCGGTATCTTGGTCAGCGGCGAGTATGTCAATGCCCCTACCCGTTTCCCTTATGTGAGCTTGGTGGAGCAGGATAACTACACCACGGAAGCTCACATGGACAGCGGCGATACGGAGAGGTTCGCTACTCTGATGTACGAGGTGAATGTCTACTCCGATAAGGCAGGCGGTAAGAAATCCGTTTGCCGAAAAATCATGAGGTTTGTGGACGATCTCATGTACGCCAAGAATTTCCGGCGTACTTCTCTGTCCCCGGTTCCCAATTTGGAGAACGCAACAATTTACCGTCTGGTTGCCCGATACAAGGCTGAAACGGACGGAACCACTCTTTATAGGAGGTAAATGAAATGGCTATTTCCACCTACAAGGTTTTTCTGATGAAGAAAGCCGACACTGGCGAACAGTGGAGCAAGCTGATCGACATTAAGGAGTTTCCTGACCTCGGCGGCGAACCCGAAATGTTGGAAACCACCACCCTGAGCGACAATATGCAGACCTACATCGCCGGTATCCAGTCCCTCGATGGTCTGTCCTTCACCGCCAACTACACGCTGGCTGATTTCCAGACCCTCAAGGCTTTGGAAGGCAAGAAGGTCAGCTATGCGGTCTGGTTTGGCGGCACCGAGAGCGATGGCACTGTTACTCCCGATGGCTCTAACGGTAAGTTCAGCTTTGACGGTGAGCTGTCCGTGTATCCTGTTGGCGGCGGAGTGAACGAAGTGGTGAACATGAACATCACCATCGCTCCTTCCACCCCCATCGCTTTCTCCGCAACCTAAGACACCAACAATCGCCGTATTGATAAGGAGGATTTATCATGGCAAAGCAGTTGACAATCAATGACCCTACTACCGGCGTGACCTACACGCTGGAATACACCCGCAAGACCGTTGAAGCGATGGAGAAGAACGGCTTTGTTGCTGCCGATGTGGAGCGCAAGCCTATGACTCTGCTTCCGGCTCTGTTTGCTGGTGCGTTCCTCGCCCATCATCGGTTCGTAAAGCGTGATGTGATCGACAGCATTTACGCTCGTATGAACCACAAGGACGAGCTGATTGCCGCTCTGGTAGAGATGTATAACGACCCCCTGCTGAGTCTGCTGGACGAGCCTGAGCAGGAGGGCAACGAGGGAAACCTGAGCTGGAAGACCGGCTGGTAAGCGACCGATCTTCCAGAAGTGAGGGGGGCGGCGGCGACCATCGCCCCGCTCCCCTTCTCGCTTACACACCAAAGTTTTATGAGGTTTTCCCGTACTATCTTTCCATCGGCATGACCTATGAGCAGTTTTGGGAACAGGATTGCGAATTGGTGAAGTATTACCGAAAGGCGGCGCAAATCAGGCAAGACCTGAGAAATCAAGACGCTTGGCTCCAAGGAGCTTATTTTTACGAAGCTCTTATTGACGCTGCCCCGGTTCTTCGTGCTTTCGCCAAGAAGGGAACCAAGCCCACACCGTATCGGGAAAGCCCCTACGAGCTGTTCAGTCGGCAGGATAAGAAACAGCAGAAGCAGCTTCAAGAAAAACACGATGACCAAGCCAAGGCATACATGGAAGCCTTTATGGTATCGGTCAATAAGAAATTTCAAGAGAAAGGTGGTGGCGTAAGTGGCTGACAATGTGGAAATTCAGGGGTTGGAGTTTCAGATCGTCAATGACAGTACGCAGGCGGTCACAGGACTTCAAAACCTGATTAACACGCTCAATCGTTTGAAAACCGCTACCAACGGCGGCGCAACGGGTCTGAGCAAAACCGCTCAGGGTATTCGGGAGCTTTCCAATTCTCTGAAAGGCTTGAACAGCGGTGACGCTTCGCAGAAGATCACCCGGCTTACCAATGCGCTGACCGCTCTGAGTCAGGTTGGGAATGTGAAGATTTCTTCCTCCATCGCCAACCAGCTCACGGCAATCAACACCGCTCTCGCTGGCCTGAAATGGACGGACGGCGACAAGCTGACTTCCCTTGCCAACGGCTTACGCCCTCTCTCCGAGTTGGGTAAGGCTAATATGACCACCTTTATCAATCAGCTCTCCAAGCTGCCGAAGGTGATCGAGGATTTGGAAGCGGCGGACATTGACAAGTTCACACAGCAGATGACCGCTCTTGCCGCCGCCATGAAGCCTTTTGCCGATGAAATGCAGAAGGTGTCCAACGGTTTCTCGGCGTTTCCGTCCAAAATCCAAAAGCTGATTACCAGCACGGAGAAATACAACGCTTCTGCCCGTAAAGCAACCACCACGACCGGGAAGTTCACGAGCGGATTGAAAGCGTTGAATGTCGCCGCTGTTGCAATCACTTTCCGCAAAATCGGTCATTTCATCGCACAGGCGGTTACGGAGTCCAACAAGTACCAAGAAGACTTGAACCTGTTCACGGTTGCCTTGGGGCAGTATGCCGCAGAAGCTCAAAACTACGCTGAAAAGGTGTCCGATGTTATGGGTATCGACCCGGCACAGTGGCTCCGCAATCAGGGCGTTTTCAACACGCTGCTGACCGGCTTCGGTGACACGGCTGAACGAGCGCAGCTCATGAGCCAAAACCTGACACAGCTCGGCTACGATATTTCTTCCTTCTTCAATGTTTCCATTGAAGACGCTATGCAGAAGTTACAGTCCGGTATTTCCGGTGAGTTGGAACCTCTGCGGCGCTTGGGCTACGATTTGTCGCAGGCACGGTTGGAGCAGACTGCTTTGAACCTTGGTATCAAGGAAAGCGTTGCCAACATGACGCAGGCAGAAAAGGCCGAGCTGAGATACTACGCCATTATGACTCAGGTGACAACCGCTCAGGGTGATATGGCGAGAACGCTGGAAGCTCCTGCAAACCAGCTTCGTATCTTGCAGGCACAGCTTACACAGGCCGCACGAGTGATCGGTAACATCTTCATTCCCGCACTGAACGCAATTCTTCCCTATGCAATCGCTGTTGTTCAGGTCATTCGAGAAATCGCCAATGCCCTTGCCAACCTTGCGGGTTTCAAGTTGACGGAGGTGGACTATTCAGGAGTGAATAGCGCTGCTGTCGGCGCTGGGTCTTTGGCTGATAATCTCGATGACGCTGCCGGTGCTGCTAAGAAGTTGAAGCAGTACACCGCAGGCTTTGACGAGCTGAATGTCTTTGCCCCCAACACGGGAAGCGGTTCCGGGGCGGGTGCTGGTGGCGCAGGCGGATTTGATTTCGATTTGCCCACCTACGATTTCCTTGGTGACGCTGTGCAGACCCGCATTGGTGAAATCAAGAAGATGATTGAGGACACTCTCGCAGAGATCACTACGATTGTTTCCGGCTTTATGCTGGCGGTAGGTGCAATTCTGGTCGTAACCGGCGTGAATATTCCGCTGGGTATCGGCCTGATGGCGGCGGGTGCGGTCGGCCTTGCGGCTACCGTT